AAAACAGAACTTGTAAAAAAAAAGGAAGTATTAAAAAAAGACTCTGATAAGTTTAAAAAAATACAAACTTATTTAAAGAATGGTGGAGATTTAAAAACTGTTAATAAACAATTATCTTCTAAAAATATAGAAATACCTATTTCTGTTATGGAAGAATTAAAAGAAATTAAAACTGATTAATATGGCTTGGAATCAAACAATACAGGTAAAAGTTTCTAAAGAGGATAAATCAAATTTAATGAAAGAAGCAAAAAAATTAAGATTAACTTTGTCAGGTTATGTAAGATATAAGTTATTAACCAATAATAATATAATTAAAAAACAATAATATGAGTGCATTACTAGGTATATCAATAAAAGGAAAAGATGGAAAGTATAAAAATTATACTATTTCTATAAGCGACATTACCAACGAATATGGTCAAAATGTTTCTATGTTTGAAGAGCAAACTAAAGAACAAAGGCAAAATAAAGAAAAAAAGAATTATGTTGGAAATGGTAAAGTCTTTTGGACTGATGGAAATATAAGTACAGCAGAAAAAAAAGATGATTCAGGGGATGACCTTCCCTTTTAAAAATTAAAATAAGAGGAGGTTAAATACCTCCTTTTTTATTATATGAAAAAGAAAACTGTTTTAAAAGAATTAAAACAAGGAGATCCTATTCCTTGGAATTTTTGGGATTACAATATAAATATAGTTCTTGGGTATAAACATAAACCTATAATATTAAAAAACAAATGAAATCTAAAACTGCTATAGATAAAAGCATTAACTATTTAATTAATAGATTTGATTCAGATAAAATAATTATTTATTCAAATGACAAACAGGCTTTTAATAATATTATTGAATATTTAAACGAATTAGAAGAATTAAGAAGTAAAGAAAATTTCTTTTTGAATAGAGTTTTATCTTGGGCTTTTGTTCAAATATTTGAATTAAAAAAAGATAATTTAAAAATATTTAATTGGCAGGTTGTAAAACTTTTTGTTTTAACTAAACTTATTGAGATATTAGAAACTCCTTCTCATAAATGGAAAGAGTCTTTTTTTTTAGATGTTTTTTGTGAATCTTTAATTAGAAATAAAAAGCAAGTAGATATAAATAAAATAGAAAATTCTTTTAATAATACAATTAAAGACTTAATAAGGTATAATACAAACGAATATGAAGTACAATCAAATAAGGATTGATTATGATGAATTATTTAAAAAGATACAAAAAGAGTCTTATGTTGATCCAAACAAAGAATTACAATATCCTCCTATCGCTATATCTAAAGGTTCTACTGGAGGTCCTTTTGACTATCCCTTACATATTGCGACATATGGTAATTTTAGTTTTATACAAGCTCCTCCAAAAAATAAAAAAACTTTTTTTCTTTGTTTAATGGCTAGTGTTTATCTTTCTGACAAAAATGAATTTGGAAAAGATATTTTAGGTAAAAGAGAAGATAGAAAGTTAATACATTATGATACTGAGCAAGGTGAGTTTCACGCACAAAAGACATTTAATAGAATTGTTAAAATGGCTGAAACAGATAAAAATTATTTACCATTTGCTCTTAGAAAATATTCTGCTAAAGAAAGATTAGAATTTATAAATTGGCATTTATATAAAGAAGAAAATATAGGTCTTGTTATTATAGACGGAATTGCAGATTTAATAAATGACGTTAATGACATTGAAGCTTCTTCTGATTTAGTTCAATATTTAATGAAGTGGACACAAGAATTAAATATACATATTATGACTGTTATACATAGTAATTGGAACTCAGATAAACCTACTGGGCATTTAGGTAGTTTTTTAGAAAAGAAAACAGAAACTCAAATAGCTTTAAAAAATGATTCTGAAGATGATTCACTTGTTCTTGTTAAATGCAAAAGAAGTAGAGGATATTCTTTTAATGATTTTGCTTTTAGAATAAACTCAGATAATTACCCTGAAGTTGTTGGAGATTTACCTTCTTTAATTAATGGGGATCCTTTTATAAATATATGAACTCAATAGATTTATTTTTTCCTATAAGACCAGAAGCTCATCAATCTTTTAGAGTTGGAAGAGGAGGAATAAAGTATAAACCAAAAAAAATTATTAATTATCAAAAAGAAATAATATCTTTATGTAAAAAACAATTACCTGATTATTGGGTTATTATAGAAAGGGGTACTCCTATAATTTGCGAATATGTTCATTATAGCTACTCTTATTTAAAATCTATTCCTATAAAAAAAAGGAATGGATTAATTCCGAAGGTTACAAAACCTGACCTTCAGGATAACCTTAACAAAGCATTGTTTGATGCTTTAGAAGGAATTATTTATGAGCAAGATCAGAATATTGTTGAAGTAAGATCTATGAAAAAGTTTTATTCTAGTATTGATTATATAAAATTAAAATTTATTTATTAATAATGTTAAAAACTAAAACATATGAATTTTATACAAAAAGCAATTTTCAGTTTAATCTGTTTTGCAACTGTTTCAATATGGATTTATTTGGCAGTTCTATTATTTACCTATTATTATAAAAATGTAGTTTAATGAAAGCACAATTTAGTTTTGAAGGAATTATTGGATTTAATATTGGAATTAATATTATACAAGAAGTAGAAACTCCAGACAAAGATGTCTTTGTTGATTTAATTCAAATTTCTTTAGGATTTTTTTTAATTAATATAGCTTTGTTTAATGTTAGAAGCTTTAGGAAAGAAACATAAATTATGGGTATCTATGGGAATTAATATAGGTATTCCCAGACACTTAGTAGAAGACTTTGTTCACGAATTATATCTTAGATTAGATAAGTATATAAAAGATGAATCAAAAGTTTTTTATAAAGAGACTAAAGAAATTAATAGATTTTATATTTGGGTTACATTAAGAAATATGTGGATTAGTTATCAAACCAGAAAATCAAAAAACCCAACTGCAAGTTTAGAAGATATATATGAAGGGGATGAAAAAATATTTAAACCCTATATATATGAAGAAACAAACAAGGAACGATTATCGTCAAGTAAAAGATTAGTTAGTAAAATAGAAAAAGAAGTTGATAGTTGGGATTATTGGTATGACAGAAAATTATTTCAGGCATATTATTTATCTGATTTGTCAATGAGACAATTATCTGAAGAGACAACAATATCATTAACATCAATATTTCATAGTTGTAAAAAATATAAAGAATATATAAAAAATAAATTTGAAGAAGATTATGAAGATTTTTCAAATGGAGATTATAATTTAATTTAAAAAAGATGGAAGAATTTAAAGGAGACAAAAGATCAAAAGAATATAAAAAATGGAAAAAGAAACATTCTGAATCTAACAAAGGATTGGGTGATTCTGTAGAAAAGGTATTAGAGAAAACAGGAGTTAAAAAAGTTGTAGAGTTTATTGCAGGTGAAGATTGCGGTTGTGATGAACGTAAAGACAAGTTAAATCATTTATTCCCTTATTATAGACCAGAGTGTTTTACTGAAGAAGAATTTAATTATTTATCTGATAAAGTAGATAATTTAAAAACTGTTACTCCTGAAGTTCAACAAGAACTTATTAAAATATATAACAGAGTTTTTCATCAAAACGCTGAAACGACTAATTGTGGTGTTTGTTTTGCAAATGGAGTATGGGCAAAATTACAAAGAGCATATAAAGAATATTTATAAAATATGAATAAAAGTAATGAGTTAAATTCTTTTCGTATTTGGAATGAAAAGGATTTGTTTAATTGGCTTGTGGCTAATTACTATAAAGATTTAGTAAAAGCTAAAAGTCCTATAAGTAGGTGGGATTGTTATAGTCCTGAGCAATTTCATAGAATTGAGCTTAAATGTAGAAAAACACATTACGATTCTTTATTAATAGAAAAAAAGAAATATGATGCTATAATAAAAAAATGTGATGATAATTTAGATATTCCTATTTATATAAATTGGACTCCAAACGGAATATATAGATTTAATTTATATAATTTAAATTTTAAATGGGAGAAAAAAAGACTTAGAAAAACAACTGAGTTTGAAGACAATACTTGGACTGAAAAAGAAATAGCATTAATAGAGGTTATAGATGCAGAAACATTATGAGTATAAAAGACAAATTATTACAACACTATAAACAAATGGAAGAGGATGGATATTATTCTACATCTACAGCAGATAGGATTATCCTTAAAGACTCTGACAATAATAGAAAAAGTATGCCTGTTTATTCTGGTGTACTTAAATATTTTCCTGATGCTTTGAAAGAAGTATCTAAATGTAGTAGGATTGGTAATGAGCAACACAATCCTGGAAAAAAACTTCATTGGGATAGGTCTAAATCAGGAGATGAACTTGATGCTTTAACAAGGCATTTGCTCCAGGCAGGAACTTTAGATACTGACGGATTGTATCACGATGTAAAAATAGCTTGGAGAGCTTTAGCGAACTTACAAAAATTAATCGAAAAAAATTATGGACATTTTAAAAAAAATAAAAAAGATTGAATCTTATAAAACTTGGTCTATAAAGAGAAAAGTAGATGAACTTAAAAAAATTGATACGTTTCTATATACAGAATTAGGAACTGAATCTACAAAAAAAGAAACTAATGAAGTTAAAAGAATAAGTAAAATTATTTATAAAACTATTTCTAATATTTCTCCAATAGACGGATTTTTAATTAAATCTTTATATACAGACATTCCAACTGTAGAATAATTTTGATGTTAATTGATTGTTTATTATATTGCAATTAATTATGGGAAAGAAATTTAAACTAGAAGATATTGCGTATAATTTAGCTTATGAAAATAATCTGGTATTATTAGACGGAAGTGTTGTTGATAAACAAACAGCAGAAATGGAAGCGGAAAAGGATAACTATTATTATGGTTATTTAGGAAAAACTGCTTTATCTTCTAGTTCTGTAAAAGAATTATATAAAAGTCCTAAAGCTTATTATAATTCAATAAATAGAGTACAAAGAGATTCTGCTGCTTTAAGGGAAGGTAGATTGGCTCACACTTTAATATTAGAGCCAGAATTGGTAGAGGAAAAATATGAAATTTTAGATTTATCAAGTAGAACAACTAAACTGTTTAAAGAAAAAAGTGATAGTAGTAATAAAGAAGTTGTTTTATTAAAAGAATATAATTCTATGATGAATTTAAAAAGATCTATAAATAATTCTAAAGAAGTTTCTGAATTATTTACTGGAGGATTAGCGGAAGTTCCTATTGTAGATCAAATTGCAGGTATTCCTTTTAGAGCAAAAGCAGATTATATAAGAGGAAAAAATGTAAATGAAATTGTAGATTTAAAAACTACTGCTGATTTATCTAATTGGGAATGGACTGCAAAAAACAAATGGCATTATGATATTCAAGCTTATATTTATTCTAAATTGTTTAGAGCTAGTAAATTTACATTTGTTGTTATAGAAAAAGGTTCTGGTGAAATTTTAGTTGCAGAAACTTCTACAGAGTTTATAGAAAGTGGAATGTTTAAAGTTAATAAGTCGATAGAGAAATATATAAAATATTTTATAAATGAAGAGGAAGATCCTAAACAATATATTAGAAAAACAACCTTATGACAAAGCTATTAATGATTATTACTTTACAGCTTTATTGGATTTGTTTTCTGGAGTTTCATTTTCTGAACTAAGGGCTTCTATTCGCTTTTATGAAGAAATAGAAAATTATGAAGCTTGTGCTGGAATAAAAAAAGCTTTAGATGAAGCTAAATATTATACTATTAATGAATTAAGATATAAAATAAACCAAATTAAAACAAATGATAAATTCTGAATTAATAAAATCAATGATTGAACAAAAGTGTTTAGTTCATTTAAATAAAAATACAAGGAAAAGAAATGTTGTTTATGCAAGGGCAATTTATTTTAAACTATTAAAAGAGTTTACAAAAATGACATTAGAATCTATTGGGGAAACTGTAAATAGAGATCATTCTTCTGTTCTTTATGGTATTAATAAATTTGAACAATTACAATTTTACAAAGAACCTGTATTATCTGTTTATGAAGAAATTAAAGAAGATATTTTAAGAGACAGAAATGAAAACTTAAAAAAAGATCCTCTTAAATATTATGAGTCAAAATATAAAAATTTAAAATATAAATACAAATTGTTATTAGATAAATATGAACCAGACTGGAAAAACAAAAAAGAACTTAACGAGTTTTGAAGAAGGATTATCCTTGTCTGAACCTAATGAGATAGATTTAAAAGCTCAATCTTGGTGTTTTAAACAGGGTTATAAAATATATCCTATTCCTTCTGAAAGATGTAAAGGAAAATGTAGGAGTTTTAGAATTGTTGTTGCTTTTAATGGAAGAAAAAATACTTCTAAAAGTACTTATTCTGATAAAGAATGGTCTGTTGTAATATGGTCTATATATAAATGGCTTTATAATAAACATCTTGAAAGAAATGGGGAGAAAACCTAAAGAATATAAATACATAAAAAAAACAGATGGAAGAAAGCATAATGGAAAAAAGAAAGGTGATTCTGTTATTAAAAAAGTTAATGCTTCTCCTTCTGCTATAAACGATGCTAAAAAAGATAGAATAGGCATTTATGCTTTAAATGCTATGAAAAAAGTATTTGGCTCTGAAGAAGAAGCTTGGGATGAACTTGCTAAACAATCAAAAAAATCATTTGCTCATTTAAAACTTCTTTTTGAATATAAATATGGCAAACCTTCTGAAAATATAGATTATACTTCTGGAGGACAAAAAATAGATATTCCTATTGTTAATTTATTCCAGGGAAATCAAAATAAAGAAAAAAAAGATAATATAATTGATATAACTCCAGATGAAAAGTCCGATTCTGAATGAAAAATACAATGCTTTAGGGAATGATACAAGGTATTTTATTATTACTGGAGGAAGAGGATCTGGAAAAAGTTTTGCTATAAATACTTTTCTTGCTTTTTTAACAATGGAGCAAGGGCATAAAATTCTTTTTACTAGATATACAATGGTATCTGCTGCTACTTCAATTATACCTGAATTTATAGAAAAATTAGAATTATATGGTATTGCAAAGCACTTTAGAATAACTAGAGATGAAATATTGAACATTTCTACAGGAAGTTCTATTATATTTAAGGGAATAAGAACCTCAGCAGGGAATCAAACTGCTGCTTTAAAGTCTTTACAAGGTATTACAACGTTTGTTTTGGATGAAGCTGAAGAATTAGTCAATGAAGATGATTTTGATAAGATAGATCAATCTGTAAGAGCAAAGAATAAACAAAATAGGGTTATGCTTATATTAAATCCAACAACAAAAGAGCATTGGATTTATCAGAGATTTTATGCTGCAAAAGGAGTAAATCCTGGAATAAATCAATGGAAAGATAATGTAACATATTTACATACAACTTTTAAAGATAATATAGATCATTTATCTGAATCTTTTTTATTACAGCTAGAAGATATTAGAAGAAGAAGACCAGATAGATACAATCATCAAATTTTAGGAGGATGGCTTGATAAAGCTGAAGGAGTTGTATATAATAATTGGTCTATTGGCGATTTTAACGATTATCACCAAACTATTTTCTGTCAAGATTTTGGATTCTCTATAGATCCTACAGTTTTATGCAAAATTAGTGTTAATAAAGACAAAAAAATGATGTGGGTAAAGGAATATTTCGTAAAAGCAGGGCTTTCTACTAAGGAAATAGCTGAAAAAAATAGAAGATTTGCTGGAGAAGAGCTAATAATATGCGATAACTCTGAGCCAAGGCTCTTGTCAGAAATGAAAGATACATATAAATGTAATGTAAAGGCTACTGTAAAGGGAAAAGGCAGTATTTTGAGTGGAATTGCATTAGTTCAGGACTATAATATTATTGTAGATCCTGGATCCAAGAATATAATTAAAGAATTAAATCATTATGTATGGCATAATAAAAATGAAAGACCTGTTGATAAATGGAATCATACATTAGACGCAATACGTTATGGGCTTGTTTACCTGGAAGCAAATTCTAATAAGGGTAATTATGTTATCAGATAAAAAAAGAGGTCCTAAAACCTCCTTTTCTAACTAAATAAACTATACAAACAAAAAATCTTTACTTACACTCAAATATAGTAAAATATTTTATTAAACGCAATAGGTTCTTAAACGCAATAGGTTCTTAAACACATTAGGATTAATATTCTTAAACACATTGGGGTATTTTATATAATTTCTTAAACGCATTGGGTTAAATAGGTTTAAATTTTCTGTTAAAATTCTTGTTTTATTGAAAATTTTATTGTATTTGCGTGTACGTTCCTTAATTATATACATTTTTATTTTTCTTTTTTGTTTAGAATAAAAATAATTCAACTTTTTTTTATTTTTTTTTTCATTCGGCTTGTTTTTTAAATATTTTTGTTTATATTTGTCTAGTTATTAACAATTAAATAAATAAAACAAATGAAAACAGTATTTACAAACAGCGATTTAGTCCACGTCTTCAACCAACAAAATCAGGAAAGAGGGAGAAATAATTCCGACACGCTATATTTTGAAAATAATTTAATTTATTCTTATGGTTCGCATTATTTATTAGGAGAGATTATAAACAATAATGATGCTATAATAATAAATAACAAAGGATATAGCAACACAACTGCAAGACATATATATATGTTAATTCCAGCCACTAGAGACAAAAAGCAATTCTTTACAGAGTCTATAAATTCAGGCTCGGTCTTATATGAATTAAATTATTGTTTTAATAAATTACCTAGAGCTAGACAAAATGCAAATTATTATTTAAATGAAATTCAAAATTTGTTTAATAGCTATTTTGAATTTAAATCTTATTATAAAAAAAATAAATTAGATAATTTAGATTCTTGGCAAAAAATAAAGTCTTATTATTTTAATATATCAGAAGACAGAAAAATTAAAAAATTATATAAAATTTTTAATACTGATATTGAAAGCTACAAAGAAAAAATATTATCAGATCAAAAAGCCAGGAAAGCAAAAGAAAAAAAGAAATTAACTGAAGGCTTAAAAAAATGGAGAAAATTTAAAACTGATTATATTCCCAGATCTGGAAATGATTTTTTAAGGGTTAATTTATCAAAAAATTACGTTGAAACTAGCCAAAGAGTAAAAGTTACTATTACAGAAGCTCGAAGAGTTATAGACTTAATAGAAAAAAGACAAATTATAGGTAAAAAAATAGATAATAAATATCTGGTTACTGCAATTAATGGCTTTTTAAAAGTAGGTTGTCATAATATATCTATTGAGGAAATTAATAATATTAAAAAACAAATAAAATGAATTTTAAAAAAAGATTAGAAAATAGCAGTTTACTCGGAACCTCGCAAGGTTGTGCGAGTAGCATCAAATTAACACTAGATTTAGCTTTTGATTGTATAAAAAATATGGAAAATGATTGTGATTGGGGGAAAACTGGTTATGATATCGAAAAGAAATATTTAAAAATACATTTAAAAAGTGTATTAGAGACAGTAAATGAATTAACGGAAAACCTTAAAAAAATAGAATTATGAAAACAATTAAAAAAATTACTGAAATAACAACAAAAACACTTGTATTAACTTGGATTCCTTATATTTTATATCAATTTATGAGAACAGATGAAAGTTATTTTTTTAAAATTGGCTTAATTATAAGTCTTTTAATTCTACAAGTTAATTTGATAACCTTTTTAAATAAAAAAAATGGCAAATAAAGAAAAATTTTTAAATAATATAAAAAGAATTAAACAAAATAGAATTCTTTACGATACAAAAGAAAATTTTTGTGTTGAAGAGGTTGAAAATAAATTTTATTTAACTAATAATATTGATTTTTCAACTAGAATAAGTATAAAAGATTTCATAAAATTAACGAAAATAATTTGTTTATTATTTGTTAATTAAATATTAATTTATTATCTTTATACTATAAAGGGTCGCAAAGTTATTTAAATAACTAAAGGAAAACGAGTAAAAGGTCAGAGTTCCCGAGCGCAATTTATAATTGAGTTATCAAAAAAATAACAACAAGGTGTAAAATGGTCGCACCTACTCCAAGACAAATCAAAAGACCTATAATTTAAAACAAACAAAATGGACTATTTAGAAAAAGAAAAATTAAAAAAGTTAGACTTATTTGTTGAATTTGTGCAACAAAATAATCAAGATTTATACAATGATGCTTGTAAATATGTTGACCAAGAAGCAGATAATATCATATAACAATTAAAAACAAACAAAATGAACTATATAAATTATAAATTTAACAATTCTATTGGAACAGAAACAATAGACCAAGCAAAAACATATAAAGAGGCTAAATATTTACTTAATGAATATCAAATTAGCGATCCATACGGCAACTATTGGATAAGTAAAAGAGCCACCAAAAATAATTATGAACTTAAAAACTAAATAAAATGAAATATAAAATACTAGAACAAGAGGCTTACGCTTCTACATTCCAATTAAGCACCACCTTTAAGTACAAAGGTAAAACCTATTTTGCCTATTGTGTTTATTATAATGAAGATGGATTAGAAGACATAGAGGTTGAGGAAAAAAACACCATTGATTCCGAAACTGATGGAAATATCTGTGAAATAGCAAAACAAATTTTCCACGATATGGATATAAATAAATTTATTACCCATTAAACCTAAATTTAAAAACCAAATAAAATGAAAAAAATAAAAGATAGTATTTTTGATTATTCAGGTTTAAGTCCTGAAGTTAGAAAGTTATTACAAAAAAAATTACAAAAAGAAATTAATAAATCTAAAAACAAATAAAATGGAAAAACTTCAACAAACTTATAATTTAAAACAAACTATAAAAGAAAAAAATAAACAAATAGAAGAATTAAAATTTTTTGTTGACTTTGTTAAACATAATGATAAAAACTTGTATAAATCCGCTCTCTCTCATTGGAGATCTAATATGCTAGAATTTGAATAAAAATAAAAATTAAATTATTTTGTAAAGCTCTCTATTCCAGGGAGCTTTTTTTTATGGGTTTGAAAAATCCTTACTTCAAATCAAAGTTTTCGTTTTCTTCTGACGTCATTCCAGATCCAGGACAAAGAAAAGACGTAAAATGCAACTTCCAGGGGTAGAAAAGTACAATTTAAAAAAATCAACGTAAAACGGGATTATTGGGGGTAGAAAAGTGCAGTTTAGTAAAATCACCAAAAAACAATCCCCTAGACTCCACGAATCTAAGGGATGCTAAACAAATGAAAACCTATTATTAACAATATGCTAAATATAAATTAAATCTTTGTTTTAAACAAGATACACTTATCCGTGCCACTTAATATAATATTCAGCTCGAATTGGATTTGTCGCTGTTAATACAGCTCCAATTCTATTACTATATTAATATAACTCTTTTTTTTTATTTTGTTGTGTTTTTCTTATAATACAAAAAAGCAATTTAGAGGTTATAATTATATGAGTACAAAGATAAGATTTGAAGCTCCAAAAACTCTAGGAGCTATCCCATTAAACAAATATCAAAAATACGTTGATATATTAGATAAAAATAAAGATGCTAAAGATGACGAGCTTATAAACCTAAAAGTATTAGAAATATTTTGTGGTTTAACCTTAAAAGAAGCTTATAATTTAAAACTAACAGATTTTAGTGTATTAATAAATCATATTAATTCTTTATTTAATCAAAACACTCCCTTAATCCACCGATTTGATATGATTGATTCAAAAGGAGTCAAAATAGAATTTGGATTTATTCCTAAGCTAGATGATATATCTTTAGGAGAATTTGTTGATTTAGATAATTATATTGGCAAATGGGAACATATGCATAAAGCTATGGCTGTTTTATACAGACCAGTAATTTCTGAAAAAAGAAATATGTATTTGATAGAGGATTACGAGTCCTCCGATAAATATTCCGAGGTAATGAAAAATATGCCTTTAGATGTTACTTTAGGTGCTGCGGTTTTTTTTTATCGTTTAGGGATCAGATTGTCGAAACATTTGATGGACTCTTTAGGGAAGGAAATGAAGGAGGGCAAAACTACTCACTTGAAGCAAACTTTGGAAGAAAATGGGGTTGGTATCAATCAATTTATGCAATCGCTAGAGGTGATGCAACAAAGTTTGAAGAGGTCTCAAAACTTTATTTAAGAACAGCTTTAACTTGGTTAGAATTTGAAAAAGAAAAAAACGAGTTAGAATTAAAAAATATAAAAAAATATAAAAAGACATAAATGAAAGAAATAAATGAAGAAACAAAATTTCAGGTAAGTATTAAGTCTTTAATTGCTATAGCTGTTGGAATATTTACTTTAGTAGGTTTTTATTTTGCCTTACAAGCTGACATTGAAGAAGCAAAGGAACTTCCAAAACCTGAAGTAAGCAGAACCGAATACGATTTAAAAGATCAATTAATAAGAGAAACTATTTTAAACACAGAAAAAAAGGTAGATGAAAATGGTAAAACCTTAGATAAAATAGAAGAAAGATTATATGAGATTAACACTACAAAAAAGAAAAGATGAATTATTTAATAATTTTAATGATGTTCTTATTTAGTGTTCAACAGCCTGAAATAAAACTTTTAGAAATAAATGCAGAATGGAACAAAAGAAATGATGTAAAATTAAGTACCCTCCCAAAAGAATATAATGGTATTCCTATAAAAAAAGATTACGCATTATTAGAAAACCAATCTCCAAAATTAAAATCTACTATTAATGCTGTTCCAGTTATTATATTAATTATAGATGGCAAACTTAAATTTCAATGGACAGCAGATTTGTCATTTGAATTAAAATTAAATAAAGAAGAAGTTATAGAAGTTCTTGATAAAACTTTAAAAGGAAATACACCTGTAAGGCGTAGAACAAGTAATCAATAAAATAAAAATTATGAAACAATTATATGCTTTACTAGATAATATAAAAGACAGATTAAGAGCAAACGGAATTACTAATACTGTAAGTTTTGGAGATATAATGGATGTAGATTTAAATAAAACTACAATATATCCTTTAGCTCATATTATTTTAGGAAATACAGTTTTTGATGATAAAATAATGACTGTAACTATAAATATAATTGCAGCCGATATTGTTGACAGTAATAAATTAACAAGTTCTTTTGATTCTTTTTATGGTAATAATAATTTACAAGATGTTTTAAACGGACAATTACAAGTTGTTAATGACATACAAAGTCATTTACAAAGAGGTCTTTTATACAATGCAGATTTAAGAGTAACTCCAGGAACAGTAGCAGAACCTTTTCAAGATAGATATGAAAATGATTTAGCAGGATGGGCTGTTACATTTAATATAGAAATTCCTAATATAGAATACGACATATAAAATGTTAGAAAAGAATTTAAAAATAGCTCTTGACAAATATGTTCCTATTGTAGAACAAAAAATGAGAGAACGTATTGAACAGCAAAATTTAAATGCTACAAGAAGTCTTTCTAATTCTATAACAGCAAAAGCTTTTAATGCATATGACCAGGCAGGAATAAAAGTAACTGCTTTAGATTATTATGATTCTGTTGATAAAGGAACTCCTCCAGGAAGATTCCCAAGTATTAATAAAATAAAAGAATGGGCTAAAGCAAAAGGAATTGTTTCTCTTACTGCTGGGATGACAATAAATGATAATAAATGGGCTACTATAATAAGCGCTGCTATTAAAAAAAGAGGAACTATAAAAAGGTTTAATTATCAAGGAGCAGGAATTTCAAGATTTATTATAGACAGCTTAGAAAAAAAATTATTAAACGATATATCTAAATCTTATTTATTAGACATAGATGCTCACTTAAAAAGAACTAACAGAAATATTAAATAAATGTCATTTGTTCCAGAAGTAAAAGCAAACGTATCTTCCCCATTTATAAGGAAGTTTCAACAGTCAGGAATGGTCTCTTGTTCTTTAGACGTTTATATATATTCAGGATTAAAAGATGACGGAAAAGGACAAAATGCAAACCCAAATTATTCTTTATATAAAACTCCTATTCCTGGAAATGATTATGTAATTTTTGATTTAACAGATTTAATAAAAGATGAAATAGAACCAACAATTACATTACCATTAGATAGTAATAAAGATTATATTAAGTGGGTTGAATTAAAAGCAGAAATAGCAACAACTTGTCCTTTTTCTAGTGTAGATGCATTTGAAATTAAAGTTCCTAAAAACACAACAGAACAAATAACTTTAGAGGGGGAAGATCCTAGAGATCTTCCTATAACTTTTACTATTACAGATCCTCCTAATTGGGGTACTCTTGGATCTATATTTAACAAAAGACTTGTAAATTATACTCCTGATACTGGGCAAGTTAGAAATGATATTTTTAGATATACAATAACTAATGGATCTTGTACTTCTTCTGTCGTTACTGTATATGTAGAGATTTATGAAACAGGAATAACTCAAACCTTTTTAGATGGCGGAGGTGGTTTTATGGTTTATGGAACTTCTTTAAGAAATGCTTTATATAATAATTATATATATAATGGATATCAAGAATTAAGAAATGATAATGAATTATATATTAGAAATATGTATGCTAGATACCAAAATGAAGGAGATAGTGGAGATATATTAACGACAAGAATTTGGCAATTAGGTTGTGATATGCATATATATAGATTACACGCAGGAGTTCAAACTTTTGTTAAAAATTGTCCTGATGGATGGTGGTTAAAACCTGTAAGACCTTGGCTTAACCAATATGCTCCATCTCCAGGTCCTTATGAATATGATGATTTACCTCAAGATTTAAAAGATGCTTGTCTTCAGTCTTATCAGAACTATGGAGGAAATTGGCTTAGATATTTAATTGCAGTAAGGGTTCAAAATGGTATTATTATTGAAAGAAGACAACTTCCAATGTGGGCGCCCTATTCATATAAACAATATTAAAAATGCCAGAAGTAAAAGCAAATACAAGAAGTCCTTTTTATATTAAATATCAACAATCTAGCTTAGTTAGTGTAGCTTTAGATATTTATATATATTCAGGAACTAAAACAACAGATAAAGGAACTGCTGTTTTATCAATAAGTAAAAAACCTATTGGCTCAAATGATTATGTAATTTTTGAATTATCTCAAATTATTAAAGAGTATTTAGAGCCTACTATATCACTTCCTTTAGACAGTAACAAAAATTATATTAAATGGGTTCAAATAGAATCAACAATAACATAAAATATGGCAACAGAATATTATTTATCATTTAACGGATATGGTTATTTCAGCGAAGGAACACAACCTGAATTAAGCAGACACGCCTTAGTTTCTTCTAATTATACTTATGTTCCAGAAGGAACTTCAATAGAAATTCCTTTTTATACGGAAGATGATATAGAAATTGTATATACAAGAAACGGAAGTCAAACGACAGTAGATACTGCAAGTGATTACGACCAAACAGCAGCAAGTTCTGTTAAGTATGTTACTTTTCAGCCAAATACAAATAATACTCCTTACGATATTGTTGTTTATAACGATGGACAATCCTCAATATTAAAAACAATAACTCTTCAGCCTGTTTGTGAGCCAAAATATACTCCTATTCAATGTTATTTTGTTAACAAATTTGGAGTAATACAACAAATGTATTTTTTTAAAGCAACAAATGAATTATTAAATGTTAAAGATGATTCTTTTAAAAGAAATATTATTACATCTTCTGCAACATATTCAACAGAAAAATCTCAATTTCAAAGATTTAATATTCAAGGACAAACAAACATATCTTTAAATACAGGTTATGTTAATGAAGATTTTAATAAAACTATTGAAGAATTATTTTTAAGTGAAAATATTTGGTTGGTTTGGGAATCAAATAAATTAGCGGCAATTCCAAAAACAAAGTCTTTTAGATACAGAACAAACCTTAATAACAAATTAATTAATTATACAATTTCTTTTGATTTTTCATTTGACACAATAAACTCAGTTAGGTAATGCAAAAACTACAATTATATATTGAAGGAAGTCAGGTCGAATTATTTGAATTTGAAAGTATAATTCTTGTAGAAAGTATTCAGAATATTAAAGATATTCAAAAAGTTTTTATTCCTTATACAAAAACTTTTACAATTCCAGCTTCAAGAGTTAACAATAAAATATTAGATCATTTTTATATGCCTGAAATATATAGTAGTGATGGTGGATATTCTTTTGATGCAAGGCAAAAAATAGATGCTGTTTTAGAATTAAATTATCAAACTTTTAGAACAGGAAAATTAAAAATAGAATCAACAATATTAAAAAACAATAAACCTTATTCTTATAAAGTAACTTTTTTTAGTGATACAATAGAATTAAAAGATATTTTAGGAGATGATAATTTACAAGCATTAACTTTATTAGATTCTAAATTAACTCACGATTACACTTCTGCTAATGTTGTTTCTTATGCCGAGGAAGGTTTAGATGCTACTGTAGATTCAACTACTTATACAGATGCTTTAATTTACCCTTTAATAACTCATTCTACAAATTTAAAATATGATAGTTCGGCAGAATCTTTAAATAATTTATATTTAAATCAAACTTCTTCAATGGGAGGAGTTTGGTGGAAAGAATTAAAACCAGCAATTTCAGTTCCTTTTATATTAAAAGCAATAGAACATAAATATACAACAGCTAATGGATATTCCTCATCTCTGTCATTTTCTTCTGATTTTTTTTCACAATCAAATGATGTTATAAACAATTTATATGTTTGGGGAAATAGTCTTAAAGGAGATGAAGTAAAAGAAACAGACAACAAAGTTTCAAATCAATTAAAATTTAATACAATAAGCCCTACAGATGGATATATGATGCAAAATGGTCAAGCTACCATTATGGATTTTGGAGCAACATTAAGACTAAGACCTTCTAACAAAAAAAATGCTGTTGGATATAGAATTACTGTTGACGTTAAAGTTCCTGTTACAGATCCTCCATTTGATTTAGTTTTATATAAAGATGGGCAGCCTTTTGTAAGAAATACTGTTTTTCCTAAATTTATAAGTCCTTTAAAGGGAAATAAAGCAGGAGCAACTTTAAATGTTATGACCTTAGTTATGGGAGATGACAGACTTTCTCCTGGGGATTACACTATTTATTTAGAATCTCCAAATGCTTCAAGTTTTACCCTTACTTGGCTTACTATGAATATTGAAGCTAGAATGAAAAAAGACACTAAATTTTTATTTGTTAGAACAGGGCAAAAGATAGTAAATTATGATGAAGTTTCTAGCGGATTAACTTTCTTAAAAAGTGGAAATTTAAATGTTTCTAGTTCTTTACAAGTAGAACCAACAAAATCAGTTCCATTAATAAAAACAATAGATTTTTTAACTGGACTTTTTAAGATGTTTAATTTAATTGCTTATAAAGATGGCTCAAATATAGTTGTTAAACCTTTAGATAGTTTTTATAGTGATTCTACTAAAAATTGGGATATAACAGAATATGTTGACTCTTCTCTTTCTGAAGTATCAACAGTTCTTCCTTTTAGTGATATAGATTTTACATATTTAGGAAAAGAAACTTATTTAGCAAAAGATCATTTAACTAGGTTTGGTAAAGCTTGGGGAGATGATTTTTATAAAGGATTAGATAATAGATTTTTTGATGGTAAGTCTTATAAAGTAGAAGTTCCTTTTGAACATATGAAATTTCACAGGCTTTTTGATGATGAAGATACTAATATAACAACAAGCTCTACAACATCAGTTGCTATTGGCTTAGGAAGTAAAACTCTTACAGTTTCAAATTCTCTTAATTTATATTCTGGAACTTTAGTAAGAATTTCTTCTACAGTTAATTCTGGAGATAATATGTTTGGAAGAGTAACTTCATATAATTCAACAACAGGATCTATGGAAGTTAATGTAAGTGAAGAAAATGGCTCTGGAACTTTAGCTTCTTGGGATGTCGTAACTCAAGGAGATCCAACTGAATATATTGTTGGATATTGTGGAGATGGTAGTTTTGAATCTGACGGACAAACAAGCGGACCTTTAGTAACAAACAATCCTTTAGTTTTTTATGGAGTTAAAACTGATATTCAAGGAAATTTACCTATAGCAACAGCAAAAGATTCAAATAATGCTGTAACTGGGAAAAGTATTATTAATACTTATTATGCTCCATCTAATTCTGAAGAATTAAACGACACAAGCCAAAGTATTAATTTTGGAATACAAGATAATGAATATGCTTTAACTCCTTCTGTTAATTCTTTATTTAAAACATATTATAAATCTTATATAGAGGAGGTCTTTACAAAAGAAAAAAGATTATTTAAATATAGAGCAAAACTGCCTTTATCTTTTTTATCTACAT